GTTTACTACTGTGCATCTTTCGGTGCAACTAGAATGGAAGAAGAAAAAGTTGTTGAAATCCAAGCATACGAAGCATAATCATAAAGGAGAATAATTATGGCTAATGGAACTAATTACCAATTAAGCGAAAACACTCCTAAGGATATGGTTGATGTATCGCAATGGGGTGGAAAGTTAAGAGTACAGTACGACACTTACGAAGCATCTTCTTTAGCTGCTGGAACTATTTCAGTTGCTAAATTACCAAAAGGTGCAATCGTATATGATGTAGTATTACACGCAGACGACATGGGAACAGCTACAACTGCTACTGTGGGTGATGCGAGTGATCCAGACAGATTTATAACATCTGTTGATACTGCATCTTCTGCTACTTTAACTAGATTGAATGCTATCGCTGGTTTTGGTTATGAATATTCAGATGCGTCTGACATAATCATTACTACGACTGGTACTTCAACTGGTACTTTCAAAATAGCAATATTCTATGTTGTAGAATAATCTATTACTTAGATGGGGGAGCAATCCCCCATCTTTCTTATGAAACAAATAAAAGATTTAAAAACAATATTACATTTTAAAAAAGGGGATTATGTTTACAGATATGTTCTAGTAGACAGATTTAAGAATACTTCTAAAGTACATTATGGTTTTGATTCAAAACTAGAAAGAACTGAACACGAAATATTTGCATTAGAAGATAATAGAAAACTCAGAAGAAAGTATATTATTAAAAATGACAACAAGTGACTTTGATCCTAGAAATTTAGGATTGTATAAAGAACCTAAAGATTTATTGCATTTTCAATGGCAAGACGATACTAAGGTATATAGATATGCTTTAGTTGAAATTATTGACGAAAAAGATATTAATAGTAGAACCAAGCAGAAAAAAGATGAGTTGCAATTAACTCAAAAAGAAATATGGAGTAAGTATGGCATCAGTAGTAGATATTTGTAATGGAGCATTAAATCAACTTGGTGCATCCACAATCTTAACTTTGACAGAAGATTCTAAGAATGCAAGGCTTTGCAATGCAAGATATACCCAAGTAAGAGATTCAGTATTTAGATCTCATCCATGGAATTGTTTACAAAAAAGAGTTCAACTTGCAGCAGACACAGATACTCCAGCTTGGGGATTTACCAAACAATATACTTTACCTTCAGATTGTTTAAGAGTTTTAACTATACTTGATTATGATGCAGATTATAAAATTGAAGGTAGAAAAATTTTAACTGATAATTCTACTATGAAAATACTTTACATTGCAAGAATTACAGATCCAAATGAATACGATGAATTATTAAGAGAAACATTATCAGCTGCACTTGCGGCAGACATTGCTTATGCAGTAACAAGTTCTAATCCAACAGCTTCTAATATGTATAATTTATTTAAAGATAAATTAAAGGAAGCAAGATTTGTAGATGCCACTGAAGGTCAAAATCAAAATCCAGAAAAAGGTATGGCAGATGTTGTTGGTGCTGATACATTTATTAATTCAAGGTTTTAATTAATGGCACGAGTTGCAGTACAATTAACCAATTTTACTGGTGGTGAATTATCACCTAGACTTGATGGTCGTAATGATCTAGCTAAATATTCCACAGGATGTAAGACATTAGAAAACATGATTGTCTATCCTCATGGTAGTGCAGCAAGAAGAAGTGGCACACAATATGTAGCTGAAGTAAAAGATAGTTCTAAAGAAACAAGACTTATTCCTTTTGAGTTTAGCACGACACAAACTTACATACTTGAGTTTGGTAATCAATATATAAGATTCTATAAAGACAATGGTCAAATATTATCGGGTGGTTCAGCTTATGAAATAAGTTCACCATACTTAGAAGCAGAATTGTTTGATATTAAATTTGCACAATCTGCGGATGTTATGTACATCTGTCATCCTAATCATGCAGCAAGAAAATTATCAAGAACAGGTCATACTGCTTGGACACTTACTGAAGTTGATTTTCAAAATGGTCCATTCATGGATCACAATATTTCTACTACGACATTAACACCTTCTCATACCGCAGTTGGATCTAGTGGTAATTTAACATTATCTTCTACCACTGGTGTTAATAATGATCAAGGTTGGTTATCAACTGATGTCGGAAGATTAGTACATTTTAAAGATGGTCATTATAAAATTACCTCAGTAACCTCTACAACAGTTGCAGTAGCTACATCTATTAATGCTCCTTCTTCTAGTTCCGCAGATACAGATTTTGCTTTAGGATCTTTCTCTGACACCACAGGTCATCCTTCTTGCGTAACCTTTTTTGAACAACGATTGGTATTTGCCGCAACCTTATCTCAACCGCAAACATTATTCTTTTCTGTTTCTGGAGATTATGAAAACATGGATGATAACTATCATGGTACAGTAGCAGATGATGATGCTATCATTTATACGATTGCATCAAACCAAGTAAACGCAATTCGTTTTATGACAGCAACAAGAACTTTAATTATTGGTACAGCTGGTGGTGAGTTTGCAGTTAGTGGTGGTGGTACAGATATTGCAATTACTCCTACAAATATTCTAATTAAAAAACAATCCAACAATGGTGCTGCAAATGTAGACGCACTTGCTGTTGGCAACGCAACTTTATTTTTGCAAAGAGCTAAAAGAAAATTAAGAGAACTTGCTTACAACTTTGATGTAGATGGCTATGTAGCTCCAGATCTTACCATCCTTGCCGAGCATATTTCTGAAGGTGGATTCAAACAACTATCTTATCAACAAGAACCTAATCAAATTATTTGGTGTGTTCGTAACGATGGTCAACTTATTGGACTTACTTATCAAAGAGAACAAGAAGTAGTTGCTTGGCATAGACATATATTTGGTGGAACATTTAGTAGTGGTAACGCAGTATGCGAAAGTGTAGCAACTATACCTACTGACAACTCTGAATATCAAACATGGGTTATTGTTAAAAGAACAATCAATGGAAGTACAAAGAGATATATTGAGTATATGCACAACTATGATTTTGATGAAACAGATGATACTTCATTTAATTTTTTAGATTCACAATTAGAATATGATGGTGCAGCTGCTACAACTATTTCTGGATTATCTCATCTTGAAGGTCAAACAGTTTCAATATTAGCGGATGGTGCAACTCATCCAAATAAAACTGTAACCTCTGGTGAAATAATTTTAGATCGATCTGCAGAAAAAGTTAAAGTTGGATTAGGATATACTTCTTTACTACAAACTATGAGACTCGATTCTGGTTCGCAAGATGGTACATCACAAGGTAAAACAAAAAGAATATTTGATATTACTATAAGACTTTATGAATCGATTGGTGTAGAAGTTGGACCAGATTTAAACAACATGGAACGAATACCATTTAGATCATCTGCTAATCTTATGAATAGTGGTGTTGGAGTATTTACAGGAGATAAAGAAGTAGAGTTCAGAGGTAATTATGAAACTGATGGATTTATCTTTGTTAGACAAGATCAACCTTTACCTTTGACAATATTATCTTTATATCCAAGATTACAAACAAACGATGGATAGAATACTTAATATTGTAAAGTATAAAGGAGAACATGGTCAATATATTATGAAGCAAAAAATGAACCATGTATTAATGGATAAAGATATGGAGTTTGATGGAAATCCAATGAATTTAGAACAAGATAATTTAGCATTTACTGGAATGATTAATGGTAAACCTATTTTTGCTGCAGGTATGAAAATTATTTGGAATGGTGTTGCAGAGGGTTGGGTACTAGCAACTAAAGATGTTTTAGATCATCCATTGCTTGTAGCACGAGCTATTAAGAAAGATTTTGCAAGAATAGCAAAAGAAAATAATATCAATAGAGTTCAAACTGCTGTAAGAGCTAACTATACAACTGGTTTAAAATTTGCTAAATGGTTAGGATTAGAGGAAGAAGGATTAATGAAAAAATTTGGTTTTGATGGTTCAGATCAATATATGTATGCGAGGATATTCTAATGGGATGGCAGATGGCAGTAGTTGGTGCAATAGGTGCTGCAACAGTATCACAACAAGGTAAGATTGGTAAATTTAATGAATCTGTTAATAATCGTAATGCAGAAGTTTTTGAACAAGAAGCAAAACAAATAGAAAAAAAAACTGAGTTTGACATTGCTAGATTTGATGAATCTTATCAAAAATTAAAAGGTCAAGTAGAAGTAAGTCTTGCTAAATCTGGTGTTGTTGCTGGACAAGATACAGGATATAGAATAGCCGCAGCTAATGCTAGAGAAAAATATATGCAAGAAAATATTATGAGATATAATTCTCAAGTTGCTCAATCTCAAAAAATTGAACAAGCAAATTTTGCAAGAATCAATGCTCAAATGGCAAGAGAACAAGCAAGACTTTCACAATATCAAACTATAGGTTCTTATGGATCAAGTTTGTTATCAATGGGTAATTTTGGTGGTGGTAAATCATACAGTAAAACATATACTGGATTTGGTCAAAGTGGATATGGTAGAGATCCTGGAGATATAATGTAATGCCAAAAATTCCTACATTTACAACTGAAGCAACAATTACAGAACAAGTTGGATCTGTTAAATCTAATATTCAAATGAGTTTAAATCAAACTATAGGAGCTACTTTAGCTCCACTTACTAAAGAACTTGTAGATTATAAGGTTAAGCAAAAAGATTTTGAAAATAAAACAGAAGCTCTAAGATTAGAAAATGATTTTATTAGAGATATGCAATCAGTTTATGATGAAGCTGGAAATTTACAAAATGAAGAACAAGCTCAATCTATTCTTAAAAATAAATCTAATACCTTAATTCAAAAATATTCTAATTTAGCAAGCAACAAAAACACACAAAACTTATTTAATAATTATGCTTTATCTGAAGTGCAAAAAGGAATTGCCAGAACAAGTACAGCAGTTCAAAAAAATACTTTAATAGCATTAGATACTTTAGTTAATGAAAAAAAATCAAGATTAATGATTACCGCTTTAGATGTTAAAGGTGGATTTGATTACGATGTTTTAGGTCAAGATTTAACAAATTTATATTCCACTCATTACAAAGGAAAAGTTTCTGATGCTATTTTAAATAGTATGATTGCAGGAATACCTAATGAAATTCAATTTTTAAAAGCAGAAAAAATGATTTCTGAATCTCCTAGACAAGCATTATCTATGTTAATGAATGAAAAAGATTTTGAAGGATTAAATTATGAATCAAGAAAAATATTAATAGAAAAAGCTAAAATTACCATAGCACCTATGATTAAACTTGAATATGATGATCATATTGCAAAAATTGCAAAGGGTAAAGAAAGTTCTTTTGATATGAAAACTGCATCTTTAGTATTACCAACAAAAACAGTTAATGAAATGATTGCAGCAGAAACCCTAAATAAAGATCGTGCAGCAAATAATGCTGTACTTCTTAATGCATCATTATCAACAACTAATGAAATTGCAGAAAATTTTATAAAAGAAGGTTATGATTTACACGGAGAAATAAAAGGTCAAGAAAATGAATTATATATTAAAAATATAATTAAAGAAAAAAAAGAAGCATTAAAATCAGATCCTGTTGGTTTTATAAAAACATTTGATAATGAAATAGAGCTTGCCTATCAAAAACTAGAATCAGAAACAGATCCTATTCTTTTAAAAAATAAAAAATCAGAAATAATAGAAATGGTTATTAAAAAACAAAGAGATTTAGAAATACCAGAATCTTCTATTAGAGTTGCAAGTAATGAAGAAATAGAAAAAATTAAAACAACATTAACAGATCCAGAAACTTCAGCTCAAGACAAAATGAATTTTATAATGTTTACACAAGATATGTATGGCAATGAAAATATGGGTAAAGTTTTAAATCAATTAACAGATTTAAAACTTCCAAGTGATTACATGGTTGCTTTAAGTACAAATAGTATGGAATTAAAAAAAGATATTTTTTCTTCAAGCACACAAGATTTACAACAATTAGAAAATTTAGTTAAAGACAGAATAGGTGAAGGTGAAAAATTTAATTCTATAAAGAAAAAACTTGTAAAAGAAATGGAAAGTTATGAAAATGTTCTTGAAATTCAACCAGAAGGATCAATAGATAAAACTGAATTAATTAAAAATATAGAAGATACTATTTATAAAGCGGCATTATACAGAATGAAATATAAACAAATGGATATGAGTGAAGCAGTTACATCTGCATCAAAAGAATTTTTAAGAGATTACAGAATACCTGCTTCCGAAACTTATATGATACCAATAGATATTAATGGAAAAAGAACTAATCCAATTTTATTAGAACAAAAATTAGAAGCAGTTTTATTACATATAGAAACTACAGATTATATAGATAAATTTATGGGTGAAGATGGTTATATGCATTTTGCTGAATTTGCAGGAGTAGAAAACTTAACTGAAGAACAAGTAAGGAATAGAGTTTTATCAACTATTAAAAATAATAGCACTATTTTAAATAATAAAGATTTAACAGGTGCTATTGTTTATGCAGATTTTGCAAATGGAAAATATCCTATTGTAAATGCAAAAGGTGATAAAATAGAAATTTACTTTACACCTACTGAAAATAACAAAGGTATTATGAGTACAGAATTAAAATATCCAGTAACAGGAGAAGATATTATTTTAGTAGATGAAAGCGATGGGTTAGATTATTTAGATTCTAGTCTCATTATTGATGAAAATCAAAACATAGGTAAAGAAAGTATTACATTAGGAAGTGCAGTTGATACTGTTGGTGATTTAACTAAGGAATGATCTAAATGATAAATTTTGGATTAGGTACATTTGAACCATCTGAACAAGAAATAGGTTCTTTATATAATCAAACTAAAAGTGGTTTTTGGGAAACTGCAGGTGCAACATTTATGAATGCATGGAATTATAATCCCACATCTTCTGTGTTTAGATCTGTAGAATATACTCAAGCATATCAATCAAGTAGCGAATATTTAGATAGAGATTTTTTAAATAAAGAATATGGAGATCTTGGTTTAGTTTTTGAAAAAGATACTAGAGCAGGTTTAGTTGATTACTTGGTAGAAAGAAAAAAATTAGAAAATGAAAGAGCAGATGTTATTGCGAGAGGTCCACAAGGTAAACTTGCTAGAAGTTTTTTCTTTTTAGAATCTCTTGGTACAAGTTTTTTAGATCCTATAAATGTTGCTGCATCTTTTGTTCCAGTTGTTCGTGAAGCAAGATTTGCAAATATGGTAGCAAGATCTGGTAAAAATGTTGCTAGAATGAAAAAAGGTTTTATTGAAGGTTTTGTTGGTAATACTGCAGTTGAACCACTTGTTTATGGTGTAGCAAAATCAGAACAAGCTAATTATGATGCTTATGATTCTTTTGCAAATATAGCTGTAGGTGGATTTATAGGTTCAGCAGCTCATGTTGGGTTTGGTAGAATTGGTGATTTTATTGCGGAAAAAAGAGGTAAACCAAATATTTATCAAAAACTTGCTGCAATATCTCCAGAAAATCAACAGGCATTATTAAGATATTCTGTTGGTAAAGTTATAAAAGGAGAAAAGGTAGATACTGGAAATCTTATAGTTGAAAAAACTAGAATAGGTGATGAAAGATTAAATAAACTAGAAGATCAAATTAATGAATATAAAAGTTTATATAAAAACTCTTTAAATAATGGTGATAAAAAATCAGCAAAAGTTTATTTGCAAAACTTGAGAAATTTACAAAAAACAGAAAGAGATTTAATTGAAGCTAAAAGAAAAGCAAATGATGAAGCAAAACTTCAAGAACAAAAAGAAGGTATTAATGCTAATAATAAAAAAACATTTATTGAAGAAGATTTAACAATAAAAGAAAAAGTAACTTCTGAAATAGAATCAGAAGCAGAAAATATTAATGCATCAATTAAAGTTAGACAAAAACAATTAGAAATTAAAGATGAAGATATTGATGTAGTACCTGGAATATCTGAGAGTAAAATTGAAATAGAAAAAATAAATAATAATATAAAAAATAAAACAAAAATAAGAGAAGCTATACAAGCTGGAACTTATTGTACTAAAAGGAATAGTTAATGGCAGATATAAAAAAATTATCTAAATGTTTTCAAGAAGTAAAAAGATTAACAGGTGATCTTATATCTGATGAACAAATTAATGAAATTTTAGATGAAGCTAAAATAAAAATTAATGAAAGTAAATTTGAAAAATCACAAATTAAAACAGATGAGATTTTAGCAAAAGAAATTATTGATAAATTTGAATATGAGCAAGCATTAAAAAAAAGAAATTTAGCCGATAATAATATGAAGGCTATAGATGTTTATCAAAAAATTATAGATGCAGTAGATTTATCTGCTGCGTCTGGAGTTAAATTTAAATTAACACCAGAAGAAGCTGTTTCAGCTGTACTTGTAGGTAATCAAAAATTTTCTAAAATTGCTAGAGATTCTATTGGATCAAGACAACAAACATTAGAGGAAATGTATATAACTAAATTTTTTAAAGAAATTAATGACATATCACCTACTGCTTGGGATTCTTTTAGTTCTGGTAAAATGGATTTAGAAATAGAAGATGAAATAAGAGGTTTAGTTTCTGGTAATGCAGAAGCTGCTAAGATTGCTAAAGCCTTAAAAAAAGTACAAGAAGATTTGAGAAGTCAATTAAATGATCTTGGTGCTAACATAGGTCAAATAGATGATTGGATTACAAGAATGTCTCACAATATAGAAAAAATGGCTAGAGCTGCAAATGGTTCTAAAATTATTGGTGATCATAGAATAGCATGGAGAGAGTACATTAAACCAAGATTAGATTTAAAAAGAAGTTTTCCAAATGTAAATGATACTAAAGAAATAGATAAAATTTTAGATAGTATTTTTGATAGCTTTATGTCTGGTGATCACATGAAGCATGATGGTGCTGGAAGTATTTTTGGTACTAAAAATGTAACTAACAGATTAAATTCATCAAGAGTTTTACATTTTAAAAATTCAAAAACCAGACAAGAATATAGTGTTAAGTTTGGCGAACCTTCTTTAAAAGAAAATGTATTAGGTGTTATAACTACTAGCACAAGAAATATTGCTTTAATGCAAACACTTGGAACTAACCCTAAAGACACTTTAGAAAAAATTTTAGCTTTGTTAAGAAAAAAATATAAAAGCGAAGATCCTAAACAAATTAGTAAATTAAATTTTAAAAATTTTGAAAATCAATTTAAAGAAATAGATGGAAGTATTAATGCTATTGCTAATGATGTGGCAGCAAAAGTGGGTATGGTCGTTAGATCGACAGGAGCAATGGCTAGATTAGGTATGACTCAAATTACATCAATCGGAGATATACCTCAATATATGGGTACTACAAACTTTCAAGGCAGAGGATTATTAACAGGTTTATTTGAAGCTCTTACAGGATTATTTAATGCAAATGATAGAGCTGCAATGGAAGTATTACAAATAGTAAGTAATTCTTATTCTGCTACAGCTTATAGAGGTAATGTTTATGCAGCAGGTAATGATAGTTGGGGTAAAATGGGTGAACTACAAAATACTTTTTTTAAATGGAATGGTTTAAATGGATGGGTTTCAAGACTAAAAAGCTCTATGATACTTGGATTATCAAGACATTATGGAATGCTAACTGAAACAAAATTTTCAAATTTAGATTTAAGAGAAAGAAATTTTTTAACTTTGTATGGTATTGATGAAGGTAAATGGGATATGCTTCGTTCAGTTAAAACTTTAGCAGTTGATAATAAAAAATATTTAACAGCTGAAGGTGTTGATGGTATTGCTGATGAAACAATAATCAAATATGTTGGTAGAAAATTATCTGAAAGAGAAATAAGAAATTTTAAAAAAGATTTAGAATTGACTTGGAGAAATGTTTTAGTGGATCAAGGTATGCATGGATCTCCAGAACCAGATGCTGCAACTAGAGCAATTATGAATCAAGGTTTAGAGAAAGGTACTCCAATGGGAGAAACTATTAGATTTGTTATGCAATTTAAAGGTTTTCCAATAAGTATGTGGAAAAAAATTATTGGTAGAGAATTATATTCTTATGGAGCAGACGAAGGAAATCTACCAATGCTTAAAGGTTTATCAAATCTTTTAATAATGGGTACTATTTTTGGATATATATCAATGTCAATTAAAGATATGATAAGAGGAAGATCTCCTAGAGATCCTAAAAAACCAGGTGTTATTTTGCAAGCATTTGCTCAAGGTGGTGGTGGTGGTATTTATGGCGATTTCCTAATAAGCGAAATTCAAAATGAATATGGCAATGGTATATTTGAAACTGCTCTTGGACCAACAGCTTCAGATATTAAAAAGTTTTTTGATATGGTTCAATCTATGAATGATCCAAAAAAAGCAGGTAAAAAATTTTACGAATTAGCTGAAGGTCATACACCTTTTTTAAACTTATATTATACTAAAGCAGCATATGATTATTTAATAGGTTATCAAATTAAAGAATTTTTAGATCCAGGATATTGGGAAAGAATGAAGTCAAATCATAGTGAAAAAAGAGGTCAAACATATTATATGAAACCAGGTTCAATAGTTCCAGATTTTAATCAATAAAAAGTAGAAAAAATGATTAAAAAAGAATATAAACAAGAATATTTATTTACAAAACCATCAACATTGTTTAAAGGTTTTTAATATATGACAATATCATCTACAACAGTAAAGAACTCATATTCTGGTGATGGTTCTACCACTACCTTTAACTATACATTTAAAATTTTTGCTAACTCTGATCTTCAAGTTATTATTAGAGATGCTTCAGCTACTGAAACAGTAAAAACTTTAACTACACATTATACTGTTACTGGTGCAGGTTCTGCTTCTGGTGGAACTGTAGTATTTACTGCTGGTAATATTCCATCAGCTACAGAAACAGTTGTGTTGAGAAGAGCAGTTCCGCAAACACAAGCAATC